GTAGTTGGCGTAGTCGGCGCTATTCACCGAGCGGGTAAGGGCGCTGACGGTGGAGCCGTACACCAGGGCAGGGGCGGTCCGACTGACCCCTTGGTAGGGGTAGAAGATACGCAGCCGATCCCACAGCGACTGGGGCTGAACGTCGTAGTCAAAGCCGCCGATCACTTTGGACAGGTCGTCCAGAGTCTGGCCAATCTCCGAAGAAGCCGGATAGGTGCGGTCCCGGAGCTGACCGGAGTTATTGCGGCCCGAGCCGTCCGGGTTGACCAACACCACGCCCAGGGGCAGATAGTTACCAGGCGAAAAGCTGGTGCCACTAGAGGAGGACGCACCGGTGGCCCTGGCCAACAAATCCCTGACGATATCGTCCTGGTCTCTTTGGGTGGTGCTGTACGTGGTGGTGAAAAGACGGCGGGCCAGCATGGCCCCATAGTCCTTGCAGGTGAAGGTGACAGTATGCTCTTGCTCGGAAAGCTGGTCTTCGCTTTGGGTCACGATGCCGTGGAAGACAGCGATATCGGCGCCGGTTTGGTCGTCCCAGCGCCAGGCCAGAATGTCGGTTTGCAGTTCGGTGATAACGGCGGCGGCGTCCGAACGGCCGTCGATGGAAAAGCTGAGCGTGGCGGGCTGGTTCCAGTTCTGCTCGATACGCCGACTGCGAGCCCGGTCCAGTTCGGCAATAACTGACGACCCCCAGGAGGAACTGCCGTAGGCGAACATTCGGGACAGCACCCACAACCGCCACTGACCACGCCCCGGTGGTACCGGGTAGGTGCCGGGTGCGGCCTGCGGGGCAGGACTTTCAAGCGGGCTGGGCGCGGCCAGGGGATAGCGTCCGCTGGGCCAGGTCATGTGAGGAAGGCGTCCTGCCAGGAGGCCACCGCCTGGGTCACCCCTGAGGTGGACTGGCCGTACAAGGTGAACTGCACGTAGCCGGGGTTCGGTGGCACGTTGGTCCAGGTGGTGTGGCCCCAGTCGATCTGGGACTGGACGCTGGTGCCGTCGTTGCGCACCGCCGTCTTAGCGCCGTAGTCCACATCCACCCACTGTCCCGAGCCGATGATGAACCCAGGCAGAAAGTACAGAGAGGTACCCACCGTACCGGTGGCCGGGTCGTAGCGACTCAAACCCATGTTGGGAGCCGTGATCGGCCCGTAGATACGGAACACGGGCCGGATGGGCAAATCCCCGTAGGTGCGGATGACACCCGAGCTGGGCGCCGAGCTGCCAGGTGGATAGATACGGTTGAAGATGAGGTTGTACTGGCGCCCGGGTGGGGTAGAGCTGCCTGCGTAAGAGGTGGCGGTGTGGGTGATGCCGTCCCGGGCCACGGGATCAGCCGCCACCCATTGCAGTTGGATGTCCCGTTGGTAGGGACCGGCAATGGGCCATGAATACTGGCTGGCTCGTAGCGTCAAGGTGCGCTCGGGGGTACCCGGACGGTCCAGGACGTAGTGGAGGACGGGACGGGCCGAGGGGATCATGAAGGGGGCGAAGTTGTCGGCCACGTCATCTATCTGGGCGCCCGCCCCGGCCAGAGCGGTGATATTGGCGGACACCACCCGGCTGCCCATATAGCGGGTGCGGTCGTCCACGCCGTCCTGGTCGGGGCGGTTGCTGGTGACCTCCCGTACCTCCGGGAAACCCAGATTCAGCTCCGTGCAGAAATACCCTTTGCTGGGGTCCTCCAGTAAGAGGGTCAGGCTGCCCAACACCAACCAGGCCGAGCGCACGCAGGCCATTTCTAAATCCTCGCCGTCTGCACGTACCACGACGCTTTACGCATGAACGTTTCGATATCCACGTCGTTGGTGAAGTGGGCATTGGTGATAACCACGGCCGGACCGGAACGTGGTGTTTGGGGAGCGGGGGAAATGACCTCCCCGGCGTGGGCGAACACGACGCCCGTACTGGTTATCAACCCACCCTGGGCCAGGTGAGGCATATGCGGCATGGAGAAGCCCTTACCACCCAGACCCGGCACCCAGCCCGGAATCTTGAAACTGACGGCGCCGATGGTGGAGTTCCAGGCGTCAGAGATGGCGTCGAACGCTGTCCTGAATGGGCCCGAGATGGCCTCCACCACTCCAACAAATGCCTTAGCAATGGCACCAGGAATACCGGCGAACCACCCCCCCACCGCATCAGCCTTGCCCTTGACCCAATCGAAGGCTTTGACGAAGGCATCGGTCACGGCGTGATAAGCGCCCGCCATGACCCGGCCAATGGCAGCCAGGATGCCCGCAAAGAAGTTCACGATGGCGCCCCAGTTCTGCACGATCCAGCGCACGGCCAGACCTATAGGACCGGTCAGGATGGCCAGGAGCAAGGGCCAGTTGGCCACGATCCAATGCCACACCGCCTGGATGCCGTCCCATATCTGTTTCCAGTATTTATAGATGAGGGCAGCGGCGATGCCGATGGGACCGAGCAGGATGCCCACCAACAGCGGCCAGTTGGCCTTGATCCAGTCCCACACCACCACCACGGCCAGCTTTATGGCGTTCCAGATGGTGGTCCAGTTGCGGTAGATCACATAGCCGATGGCCACCAGGGCGGCGATGGCGGCGATTATCAGAAGGATGGGGCCGAGGGACAACCACGACGCCGCCGCTTGGGTTTCCTCCGCCACCTTTACCGCTTCGGTGGCCGCTTCGGCGGCTTTCTGCGTGCTGGTAAAGGCCTTCAGGATGCCCTGCGTAGCCGTGATGGCACCACCCAGTCCGGCCATGACCGATCCGGCTGCCGTAATGGCGGGTCCGTACTTCTGCCCGAACTCGGCGGCGGCGTCTTCCAGGTGGGCCTTGATGGCTGCCAGTTTCCCGGTGAAGGTGTCCGCCGCCGCCGACGCTTGCCCGTGCAGCTTGTTGGATAAGGCCGTCATCATATCGCCCTGCTGGTGAGCGGCTTTCCCGGCCGTGGTCTGAGCCCCAGCCAGTTTGGCGTGAGCTTCCTTGGCCTTCTCCGCTGTCTCCGCCACTTTCTGCTGGGCGTTGCGGAGGGCTTGCTGTTGGGCCAGCGTCAGCCCTACCGGCTGGTGGGCTTTCTGCACCGCGGCCCGGTATTTCTCCTGCGCCGTGGTGAGTCCACCCTGGGCCCGGGTCACCGCCTCCTGAGCATTGCGCAGCCGTATCTGGTCGCTGACGGTGATTTTCTGCTTGGTGGACAGCACAGCCTGGACATCGGCCAGGTGCTGTTGGGCTAAGGCCAGACGATCCTGTGCCGCCGCCACCCCGGCCGTGGACACCTGGGTAATCTTGTGCTGAACGTTAAGCCGAGCCTCTAGGTCAGCCAGACGTTGCTTGGCAGCCGCCGAGGCTTCGTCCGCCACCGCCGCCGCCTTGGTAGCCGACTCCAGGGCCTTAGCCGCAGCCGGGCCTTTCACGCCCGCTTCGACCCCAAACTCTTTGAGCAGACGGGCCGAGCCGTTGTAGGCCTTGCCTAACTGCTGGGCCGCTTCGGCTAGACCTTCGTGTTTGGCTGCGGCCAGGTCAGAGGCGGTGGACAGGTACTGGAGGGCCTTGGCCGGACTGCCGGTGGCCTGAGTAAGGATGCGCAGGGCGTCCTGGGTCTGGGCCGCGGTGTGACCAAACTTCTCCTGACTCTTTATGGCGGCGTCCACCCGTTTGGCGTAGTCGTCGTAATCGGCGCCGGTGGCCTCCACCGCGGCCTGGAGCTGTTGGTGGGCAGCCTGATCATGCGAACCGAGTACCGCTAGGCCCGCACCCACACCAGCCAGGGCACCACCAATGCCCATCATGGCCGGACCGATGTCCTTGGCGTGCTTGGCTACCGTCTCTATGGCTTCGTCTATGCCCGACAAGGCTTCCCCGAAGGGTCCGAGTACCCCGGTGCGGTTTAAGACGGCCAGGGCGCCAGAGAAGCCCTGATGAAGGGACGCTGCCGCCTCGGAGCCTTTGGAGGCGGCGTCCTTAAACGACTTGCTGAGGTTGGACAGGTCCCCGAGGACCCGCACCATTATCGAAGGGCCCGCCATTTAACGCTTCACCTTGGCCTGCTCACGCCGGATGGCGGCGGCTTCCTCGGCCATCACGTCCACCATGGCCTGCCACAGCTCATCCGATAGGTCCTCCGCCACGGCGGGGCTCAGCTTGTAGTAGGCGCAGAAGACGGCAAGGGCTTTAGCCCGTTGCCGTTGGTAGGGTCCACGTCCACCAGGGCTACCTCCACGTCATAGGCGTGCAGCCACAACGACGCCGGGTCACGGCCTGGGTAATCCCGCAGCAAGGCCCGAAAGGCGATCATGCGTGGGGGCTGGTCCTCCACCAGCTCCCCGAACTTAACGCCCGGCTCCAGCTTGGCCAGCAGGTCGATGATGCGCTGCGAGGGCAGGCGGGCAATAAAGCTCTGCGTCACCGTGACCAGCTCCGGGAGCGGTCCGAGGTCGGGGTTGTCAGTCATGAACCGCCTTCGGGTTGGCCGTGGTGTTGGTCCACGGGAAGGTTTCCACCACGTGCTCGATGGCCAGCTCGTATTGGTGGGCAGTCTGGGGAGCACGCATGCGGGCCGTGGGGTAGAGGTAACGGCCGTCCCGCACAAAGTCACGGGCTTCGGGCCAACCCCCGAAGTCCACCGGTCCGGCGTAGGGCAAGACCTTCTTGCCCACCCGTACCGCGGCGCCGGTACGTGACGCCGTGACCCGTACCGTGCCCCGCAGGTTTCCGGTCTTGCTCGGATACGCAGAGCGCACGGCGTCGGCCAGCGGTTGCATGGCTTGTTTTCCGGCTTGTTGCATGGCCTTTATCAGGTCCCCGGCCCGGGGGTCGGACATCTTGTTGAGGTCCTTTACCAGAGCCTTCAGGCCCACCACCTCCACCACCGGAGCGGACATCTAGGGATGCTTTCCGGCCACCCAGGCCGAGCCGTTCCAGTTGTTGGCCAACAGGTCGGCGGTAATGACGTACTGGCCGCTGGCCCACGTAGTGGCCGGGGAGGCGGTGATGCCAGTCAGAGCAGCCAGGTTGGCGGGCACGGTAGCACCGGTGGGTGTGAAATAGCCGGGCGTGCCTGCTACCGCACCGGTGGCTGTTACGGCCCCGTGGTCCACCGAAGGTGCGGCGGTGAGGTTCCAGTCGATCTGCACCTGGCTGGCCGCACCGGCGTCACCGGTAATAATGTCGAAGGGCTGGGGGATGGCCAGACCGGAAATGATGGGGTTGTTGGCCGACGCCACCCGGGAGCTGTAGGGACGGGCCTTGAAGGGCACCGACGCCCCGCTGGCGTTGTAGTTGGTCAGGGCGGCGTTGAGGGTGTCATAGACGGCGCCCACGTCAAAGCTCTGGTAAAAGGTCACCCGCAGGTGCCACTTGGTCACACCGGGGTAATCCGTCTCAGCACAGAAGCTGGTCACGGTAACCGGCTTGTTCTCCGGCGACACCTCCAGGTGCTGGACCAGGCAGCGCAGGTTGACGCCGGACAGCTCGAAATAGGCGTCATTGAGAATCAGGGGCGTGGCGGTGACCGGTGTGGGATCACCGGCCGCGGTGGCCTGAATCTCGGGAGGTTCGACAGGCGGGGCTTCGTCGGTCATGGTCATGGGTTGCTCCTTTACATCTGGATTTGTAGGGCTACTTCCACGGTGAGAAGGTCCACACCGGCCACGTTCACGTTGCGCCAGTTGCGCTCGGCCTGGTCGTCCACCACCTGGACGGCACCCCCGAGATTGATGTTCTCCCCCACCGCGCTGCGCACCGCCGTTATCAACTCGTCGGCGGTGTCCTCGCCATCGGCGGGCGCCACACACAGCACGGAAATATCGGCCTGGTCGATACCAAAGGCCACCTCGTCATAGCGGACCTCGGTGGGGCGCAACACCACCAGACAGGGCGGATTAAGGGTGTTGGGTGGCCGGGAATGAACGTAAACCGCTTCCCCGGCCACCGCTTGCAAAGCCTTCACCAAGGCCGGAATGGCGATGGTGCGCTGCCAGCTCACGCAAACCCCCAGGGGGCGGCGGAGTCATAAAGTCCCACCACGTCAGGGTCCACCCGACCCACCCGGACGGCGCCGATGTCTCCCCAGGAAATGGTCCCGTCCACCGAGTCCCGACGCCGGTACAGCCGGGACGCATGCAGAAGACAAGCCTCATGCGCCACGTCGGGGATGGTGGTGGCGTCGGGAGGATAAAGCCAGTCCTGGTTGTAGGTGCCGTCCGGGTTGACAGTGACGACCTGGCCGAAACGCCGCACCCCGAAATCCACGGCCGCAGCCAACGCCGACTGGATCACGGCGTCCTCGGTGGGATCGGGCTGGAGACGCAGAAGACTGCGCACCTCCTTCAGCGTGGGCCAGGTCGTACCCATCAGACGTAGGTGAAGCCGTTGGTCAAGGTGGCGTTGCCGCGGGGATTCTGAAGCACCACGTTCACCACGCCGGTGGCGTGAGCGGGCGTGCCCACGGCAATGTGCTCGTTGTCCACCACCGTGAAACTGACCCCGGCCGTACCCCCGAAGGTGATACCGGTGGAACCAGTAAAGCCCTCACCCACCACCCCGATGGCGGTACCACCGGCCGCGGGTCCGCTATTGGGGGTAACGGAGTCCAGGGTGGGAGGTGCGGCCAGGGATGCCCATTGGTCTTTACGGACCAGAAGGGTGGTGGCACCCGGGTACCAATGCCACGTCCCCGGTAACGCCAGGATGGCCGGGAAGTCCGTACCGGGGGCACTAGAGGTGGCTTCACCCCACGAGCCCTTGGGCTTCAGCGTCCAGCTCATGCGCTGGACTTAGCGGTGCGGGACGTGGTGGAGGTAGTGGCCGGAGTGTCCACCGTACTGGCGTCGTCGGCGGGGGCGTCCTCTAGCTCGAGCATGGTGGGCATACCAGCCGGAGCCGTTAGTGGCACAAAGGCGTTAGCAGCCAACGTGCCCCAGGCCACGTAACCGCCGTAGGCCACCTGGACACCCAGGATGGACGGCTCGATCACCGACAGCAGACCGATGACTTCCTCGTAGACCTCATAAAGACTGGACGGGCCCACGATGCAAGTACCGGCCGCAAAGGTGGGCACCACGATGCGAGGCAGACCCAGCAGGTCACCACGGAAGTCCGCCAGTGTGGACGTACCGGGGGCGCCCATTTCATCCATGACGTTCTGAGGCAACACCACCCGGGCCACATCCACCAGGGAACCCAGGGCCGCCCATACGTCCAGCGAGCACCAAATCCGGTCCGGCATCATAAAGCCCGCTTGGTAGGAATGCATGCCCGCGGTGTAAAGGGCCAGGGTCCAGCCCTTCAGGTCGTTGGTGGCCACCGCTACCGGAGTAGCCGTAGCCGCCGCCTTGAACGCCGCACTAGCCGCCGTCTCGG